GTACGAAGTTCGAAGTGTTAGCAGGAGTCAGATAGGTAGTCTGACCGTAAATTTGTGTTACGTTGATAATATTCGGGTTCGCCACAGCGTTCTCCTTTTAATCCAAAAATTTTGCAGATTTTTTGGCTGTTAGAAACCAAAAATCATTGAGATAGCCACGGCTTTACCAACAGAAACGCCAGCACTTCCAAAAGACAAATTGCCAGCACCATCAGTTATCAACGCTTGGCCGTTAGTACCATCAGCCGTAGGCAGTTTCAAAGTAAACGTAGAGCTGATCGGGAACGCTACCGCAGTCGGCACCACGTTCGTACCAGTGTTAAATATCACCACCGAGGAGCTTGCGGGAATCTTGACCGTCGAGCCTGTCGCACCAGTGTTCGAGCCGTTAGCCACAATCACAGGGCTGGTCAGCGCGTTGTTGATGATGTACTGCTTCTCTATCGCCGGGATAAACAGGTACTGCTGAGTGCTGATTGTGCCTGACAGGTTCAGTCGCAGGTTACGTGCGGCCTGAGTAGCATTCGTGTCGGTCAGCGTGATGGCTGCATTGGCACTGGCAAACGTTACATCTGCCGAGCCAGTAATCGCCTCTTCAATCGCCGTGCCAAGGTTTGTGTTGGTGGTAGCGCCCCAAGTACCCGCCTGATCGCCAGTACCAATAAGCTCTATCTTTAGCGCGGAATATGTACTTGCCATGATGTTCCCTTACGTATTAGTGTTTATGAGCGTCCAGTCCTCGTCTACACCGGTATCTATCGGCTCCCACAACAACCTTCTGCTTACTCTATCTGACGCTGTTGCCGAGTCAGATACAAATACTGTGATCCTGCCTGTCGCACTATCCACATCTTCTGCGGTAGTTGTCTCTTCAATCTGCGCTGCAAAGTTTCCTAGCGACGATACTGCAATCGATGCGTTCGCTGCTTCAACAATACTGAGGATCAAGGTGTTGAATACGTTCGCGCTGTCTTGCGCTGTTACACCCTCACCGATATTGTTCGGTATTGCAAATACGCTTGTTACTTCAACGTTGCCACTTGCGGTCTCATCAATCAGCACTCTGTAAGCAGGCGTTGATGCCATGGTATCAGCGCCAGCCGCAGTCTCTGATATCGAGCCAAACGTCGTGCGTAGCGGTGTTACTGCATCTGTAGCCACAACACTCTCAGCTACCTGAGAATTTACGTTCGCAAGGCTGCTTACCAGATCTGCTGCCGTGGCCGTTTCATTCACACGACCAGCTGCTGTAAACCTGCTTAGTACCGACTCACTTGCTACCACCGACTCTGCAACACTGGCACCAAGCGCAAATACCGCAAGTACCGTATCCGCCGCTGTTACCGTTTCACTTATCGTTCCAACCTTGATCGGCTGGCCAAACACAAAGTCTGCTGCTACTGCGCTCTCGTCAATGAAGACTGTAACCGGAGCTGTGCCTGCAACATTGGTCTGCTCGGACGCGGTAACTAGACCGCTGTTACCCAGCCCCCAGCCGTCAGAACCCCACGGCCCGTTGCCCCAACCAGCGTTGGTGACGAGCGGGTAGTAGACCGAACAGCCCCACCCAGCTTCGCCCCATGTACCGCTGCTATAGCCCCCATCGACGATGGCCACACATTACTCCACAGATTCCAGCTCTTCAAGAGTAAACCAACGCTGCTGCTCAACCTCGCCGTTAGTCCATGACATCAGATACCAGATCGTACCGTCCTCGTCCATGCGCATGTGGGCGACTTCGCCCTCCGGCACAGCAACCTTCAGCCTGACCTTATCGCCCTTCTTAAACATAGCCATCTCCTATTAGGATGCGTCCAGATTGAACGAGTAGGTCACATTCAGAACGTCGCCGCTCACAACCGTACGGTCGCCCGGGGTCTGGAAGTCAGACACAGAGAACAGCAGCCCAGATGTGCCAGTGGCAACATTGGTCAGGAAAGCACCAGAGATCGTTGCGTTGGCCGTCATGGTGAACGATGCCGTTGACGATGCGTTGTTGATGTTCGACGGATCTGCCAGCGTAGCAGCGCCAAACGTGGCTGCCTTGCGGTTGCCAGAGTAGCTGCTGTTCTCATCCCAGCCAGCGTGCGAAGCCAGAGTATCGCCGCCAGAGAAGGTGGTGCTTGCCGAGGTGTTGTTGACCAAGCCAATGTACCAAGCTGCGGTGTAGCCGCTGCCCGAGAAATACTTGTTGTTCATGTCTTGCAGGCCAGTATTGACCACCAAGTTCTGGGCAATATCTACCCACTTTTCTTGGCCGTCGCTGCTGTAGCAAGTGATGGTAAACACGCCACCTGCCGACATACCCTCAACAAAACCAGTCTTACGAGCAACAGCACCGCTGACGGTCTCGCTAGATTTAGAAGTTTCAATAGTCATAATGACTCCTCAGTTAATACGAATCAGCGCACTGGACGCTGTGTTTGGGGGCAATGGCACTGTGAACGTATTTTGGGACGTAACATCGTAGCCAAAGTTAAGTACTGCAATAGAGGCGTTGCTTTTGCTCGCGTTATATATTAACGCACCCCTTGCGGTAAACGCTCCGGGATTCCAGACCGGATTGTCAAAACTTATGTAGGTCACACCCTCAGATGTAGTAACCGTCACATTCGACAAAACCTGACCACCGGCTGTGTATCCAGTACCACTAATCTCATTCGTGGTCACATACTCCGTAGTGTCCTGATTCAAAGTTGCAAGCGCGTTATACAGCGCCATCTTCAAAGTGTCGGACAGCAAGTAGGTGACTAAATCCCTCTTGAAGCTGGTTGTTGTGCCCTGAACAATCATGTGACTTTCACCCTAGTTTGTCCAGAACGGTAAGCATCCTGACGCTCCATACCATCGCCCAGACGCTTCAGCTGACCCATAGCCTCGTTGTACTTTGCCTCTACATTGGCAATCACATCCTGCTCACCCTTCATGAACAGGTAAGCCTCACGCAGCGAGCCATACAGCAGCACAGGATCGTAGTTATCACCAAGCCATGTACGACCATCCGCAGCAGTCGTAATCGACTCTGGATAGTAGTAATAGTGCAGCTCTGCGTAATAAGCAGCATCCGGGGTGGGCCCAAGTATAAAAGCTAACTCATCAGTCACAACGCTGTTAGCCACGGCTGGGCCGAATATGGCGTAATACAGAGGAAGCCCTGTGTCTGATGGTGTTGGATACGCCTCGCGGATGTAGTTGACATCCTTGTTCAGCAGGTAGTGGTACACCTCGTTTGCCGTGCCGTAGTTCTCAATGACAGCCAAGGAATACACCGACAGGAAATCTATCGGGGCTGGCAGGTACTTGTTGTTGGCTGACAGAACACCAGTCTTGTTTGCGCGAAGTGCAGGAATCTGAACCGTGTTGTACACACGGGTTTCAGTCTGCTTCACGAACAACGGAATATTGTCTACGAACGTCTGCTCGTAGTTCTCCGTGTATTCCTGAATCGCTGCAACAAGCTCTGTGTAAGTCATGCCATCGGGCCCCTAGCCATGACGCCTTTGGTGGCAGCTCCAGTGCCGCGAATCTTGATACCTGTAGTCTTGGTATCCTCACGACCCGGATCGCCAGCAGAAACGCGCTGCACAGCCGTCTTCGGGCCCAGCTTGTCCACGGCGATATTGTTCGGATCTTTCAGCTTCTTGAGCTTAGCATCCACTTTCTTCCCCTTCATGGTGTGAGGCTCGGCATACACGGAGGCTTGACCAACCTCCTTGCCACCCTTTTTCATAGAGTACTTAGCCATCTAAACCTCACTTGGTTTTCTGGTTTTGGATGCGAGCCATGTTCCGACCGTATTTTTTCAGATCGGAAGTAGTTACGCCACCCTTTTTCATGCCTTTGTGCATACGCTTCTCGTGGGCCTTTACCTCACGGTCAGCGATCATTTTGACCTCTTTCTTGTCCATACCAGCTCCTATGTAACTATCGGCACCACGTTTGCCACAACAGTGTTAATCACTAGGTCGTTGGGCGTCAACCCGTCATCAATACCTCTTGCCCCGCCAACAGGGGCCCAGCCCCATTGGATGATCCTGCTTCCGACCTCCGGGTAGCCATTCTGCAAAATGCCACTCCCAGAGTTAAACAGCGTCTGCAATCCACTGTAGCCAGACTGCTGGTACGACACATCCGGTCTTGGCTCCCGCACCGCCTGCGGGTCGTTGACCGGGTAAAGGCCAAGCGACAACTGCGGCTGATCAGGTTCCCAGCAGCTCGGGCACACCTTGATCTTGACGTTCTTCGTCTTGATCGTCAGCGTCTTCAATTCCTTCAACTTGTATCGGAAAGCACATCGGTCGCATTCCGCGATACTGTGCTTCCCGCTTGCATATTTGCTCGGCATTCATCACCTGTAGGTAATCATGCGCGGCACCAGACGATCTGGCGCTTTTTCCCTATCCTCACCAGAAGCCATTTCCCAAGCTTCGTCGTACTGCTGCTTGAGGAATTGCAGGCGCTCTAAGCCGCCCGGCACCTTCATGGCCAAGCGATAAGACAAGCCAGCAATCAGCGGCTCTTGAAAACGGAATGGGATGTCCTCAACGTTTACACCGTTACCAGCGTCAAACATCCTGCGCAGACGCCAGTAAACGAAGTAGTAATAAGGTGACTCGACGGTTCCCTGATCAGGCGCTGGCCACACGTTGATTTGCGGGTACTTAGGTGTTGCACCCGGCGTGTCGGTGGTCTGGCCAGACTGGCGGTTTATCCAAACTTGGATCGGGCGGCCTTGCGTGAGTTTGTTCGGGATCGTCGCGTACGTACTGACCGAGATACGGTTGATGTTGATATCGATCTGGTTGGCCTCAGATCCGGGATAAGTTCGAATAACATGTTCCAGAAGATCCACGGTGTCAATAGGTAGATCATAGGTAATCGTCCCCTGTATCAACGGGATAGTTCCCTGTTCAATCGTCCACAGATTGATGCCACGGTTTGCCCACTCGGTCAGCAACAGGTTCAGGCTACGACGCGCCGTGCGGAAGTCATAGCCTGTCCGCATCTCAAGGCCGCAACGCTCGAAAGCTTCCTCGAAGATGTCGTTAAGCGTCGGATTAAACGCTGTCGTTGACGTTGTATATGCCATCACCTAAACCTTGCAGTCTTTTGAGCTATGCCCTTGGGCTGTTTAACAAACTGCTTGCCTTTTGCTTTCCCTGCCCGCTTTGCCTTCGTCGTGGCGGCATACTCGGCTGGGCTTAGAGCCTTGATCGCCTTTTCCGGGAGATAACGCTCTCCGGTCTTTGACGATGGCTT